TTCATTATAGAAGTCAAGGAATTAAAGGTCAAATTATAATGAATTATTATTAATAAATAATATTTTATATAATATATAATGTCATCTGGAGGTTCAATAGTTGAAATACAAGAATGCAGAGGTGGAGCGATAATAGATCCAAGGAGCGAATTAAGTATTTTAGAAAGACACGAATACGACAAGGGATTAAGGCAAATATTTAACCTACTCACGATACGAGGAGATTATCAAGTGATCGGGTCAGGGGCGATAGAAGAAATCAAATATGGTTCAGATTACGATTTGCAAGAATTCGTGAAAGAGGGAGATTATCAGAAATCTACAAAGCACTTACTGGAAATGTTTAGAAAGAAGTTTGAGATGGCATCGGCAGATCCAGATGTATTCATACTGGATTTTAAGTGTGGGGTTGATGATGAGGGCGAACCGATACGATGGGACAAGAAAAGCATTAAAGCGGGATACAAAAAAGTTGATGGACGCAAGGTAACCTTCCAAGAATGTCTATTAATGAAAAGCACGATTAAGATGGATATAACCGCACTCGTTGATGGAGTATTCATTGAGTTCAGTGATAATTATTATTTGACATTGAAAGATTTTAACACCTTTACAGCAGTGGCAAAATCACACGAAGATATATTATATTCGCTACAGCACGAATCGTCGGTGAAGTACAACCACGGCGACTACTGGAAGGCATCTAAACGTATATTTGCGTTCATGAAGTCCAAGGGTGGATATATCCCGCAGATAAAACAATTGGTGACATTCTTTAATACGGATGCAGGGCGACTATCCAAGAATAGGAGCGAACTGGATATAATCGCATTAGTCGTTGATAATAAGTTTAGGAAACCCCGAAAAACAGATGTTGTAAGAAATCTACGGATCGTTGAAACTGATATTGCGAAGTTGCATGGATACAAACTAAACGATATACACGCCAAAATTAATGCAATTTGCAAAATATCAAACGTCGTTAAAATGAAGGAACCGATTGAGGAGTTGAGTGCTTATTTGAAAGCGGAAGTGAATAAGACGACAAAGGAGTTTTTAGACAATCACAACCAGATAACCAAGTTAATCGTAAATCCTTTTGCAATCAAGAAAATCAAAGGCGGATCTCAAAATTCGGGGTTCGTCCAAAAAATGATTGCATCTAAAACTGTGGATATTGGAAAGATTAAAGAACCTTCCGCTTGGTTAGAAGAACACCACGGAAAACACATTGCAGAGAATATACAGATGGGAGCAGAAGACACTGACGCACCTGCCAAAAAAAAGAGCAAGGGACGACCAGTGAAACATGCAACAGAAGAAGAGAAATACAAAGCGAAACTATTATCTAACAAGTTGAAGAGACAAGAGAAACGCCAAAAAGCAAAAAATGTGGAACTCGTCATTGAGGAAAAAGAAGACGTATAAGTTAAAATCTGTATAATAAAATATATTTATTATATAAGTAATGAATTTTGAAAAAGTGGGAGCACCAATAGCGATTTTGCAAAATATCAACGACCAATCAAAAACGAAAATCTTGTACGTGAATGCAGAGAAAGAAGATGTTGTAAATTATCTCAAGGAATACAAGTCGCCAAGCAAGGAGCAGACATTCCAGCAGATCCCGAACATCACTACAGAGCGACAGATATTATACGTGACGGGAGCATCTGGTTCAGGCAAATCATTTTTTACAAAGGCATTTACAGACCAGTACAAGAAGATTTATCCAAAGCGAGAAGTCTATTTGTTTTCGTCCATTAGCGACGACAGCAGTATTGACAAAGTAAAGAATTTAAAACGCATTAAACTAACCCCCGAGTTCCTAACAGACGAGATCAACGCCCAAGATTTTAAAGACTCACTCGTCATTTTTGACGATACTGACTGCATCACGGATAAGAGAATGAAAGTCAAAATTACTGGAATACTTAATAGTATTCTGGAGACGGGGCGACACTTTAACGTTAGTTGCATTTACACATCGCATGTAGCGTGCGACGGGCGAGAGACAAAACGCATTCTGAATGAGGCACACAGCATCACGATTTTCCCGCACGGGTTGGGTGGGCGATCATTGAAATATTTGTTAGATTCGTATTTGGGACTGGATAGAGAACAAGTCAAACGAATTAAGAAACTGCAGTCTCGGTGGGTGTCAATTCTGAAGACTTTTCCGATGGTGGTTCTATCCGAAAAGGAGGCGTTTGTCTTGAATATTGAGGATTAGACTAACCACTATATAACACTAAAATATTTATAATAATTATTAGAACTATTATAAATTTATCTTTACATCATTGACTTCTATAATGATACTTCTATACTCCTACTTTATTTCTTCTTTAAGTATTTTATCTTAAGTATTTTAATAATCTCCTGCATCTGGAAAGAGTCCATATTGTCCTACATCTGGAAACATTGCATACGCATTTCCCGCATCGCCGTCTGAACTGGAATCGTCGTCTGAATCGCCTTCGTCTGAACTGGATAAAGATAATTCGTCGTCGTCATATCCTCTAAACACTGAAGTAAAATCGTCGCCAGATAGTAACCCTTTTTTGCGTAATTCCACCATTAATTTATATTCAGCACCTGTATAATCTCTTCGTTCGCTTCCAGATGCAATGTCTCTTTGTCGTCTGGGTTCTCTTGACCTGCTCGGAATATGGACGCTTTTGTATTCTGTATTATACTGGTTATTCTGTATTGCTTCCAGTAATTCTCTTGACTTGGCGTTGTTAGATTCCCAGAGACCAAGTAATAGATCAATCTGTGGCGGAAATGAATTTTGTTCTAACAAAGAATCAACCATCACACGTAAAGAGTGTGCGAGTCCTGTGTCGTTGTCCCAGTTGCCATACAGATTACCTACATCTTGCATTAGTTTTATAATTTTTGCAATGTCAATGGATGGCGACGCTGGTTTCCCTGATGCTTGTACTTCTTCTTGTAATGCTTTAATTAAACTAACGAGTTGATCTGATAAAGAAATTAATTTACCAAGTGATGCAAGCAAAAGAGAAATTAACCCTTTCTCTTTCTTTAAAATATCTTGATCTTCTGATGCTTCTGATGCTTCTGATGCTTCTGATGCTTCTTCGTCATCGTATTCTTTAAGATCTTGACGTGCTAACACTTCAGAAGCGATTGACTCCACGAATGCTCGTGTAATTATTATAGTGGTCTTCTGCATTTCTAAATTTGAAATGATAGACTTATACACGTTCTTAATACTATCAACAATTTTACCTGACTTGATTGAACGTTGTTCCTCTGTCTCAAATCCTTTCTTGGCACGTTTCATTACTCGCTTTTTAGCGTCATTTTCCATATTTAGTGATGCAAACTGATATGACGGGATACTCATTATTATATATAAATACATATAATAAAAATAAATGTTTTACGCCTTAAGGTTTATATAATCCGTGTGCCTTTACGTATTTGGATGCTTCTATCATTTTTAGTCCTTTCTCTTTCATTACTTGTTTTACAATCAATGCTCTCGCCTGTCGCCCGTCTGATTTACCACCACAAGCGACCGCTTTTTTACCACCGCATTTCTTTCCACCCCTAACACCAGTATTCTTCTCGCTTAAAGCACGACGGGCGACAACTCTTCCTACAGCACCTGAAACTTGAGGAGGAACGCCAAACTCTGCACCAACTGCTTCAAAGGCAACGGGGATAAGTTCTCGTCCAAGTTCCACACCAATCGTTTTGGCGACTGGGGCAACTTTTTCCGTCATGAAATGTCCCACAGCGGAATTGCTTGATTTCAACGCTTTCTTAAGATTGAATTTTCCACCTGAACCAGACCCCTTAACAGTAGTAGCGGGATAAGTGTTAGAAGCACCAATAGCACCGCCCGAGTGTCCTTTCCCACGTACATCGTCATCGCTTAATATCATTGTCACTTTACCGCCTTTTGGTTTGCGACCTTTGCCCCTTGGTTTGCGACCATATCCCGTTGTTGGATGCCCGAACGATTCTGCGTATGATGGCGGAGCGTATTGATGCGACACCGAGCGATCATTGAAACTATCAGCGTAAGACGGAGGAGCACCCGAGTCACCCGTTAGTGCAGAGCGGATTGCTTCCCTTAACATTTCCTTTGCGAGTTTGACGCCTTCTTTCTTTAATTCTTTTGCTACAGGTTTGATAATCTCATTGTAAGTAAATTTAGCGACTGGTTTAACAGTATGACCGACTTTCTTAACTACACTCTTGAGACTACCAGCGGAAGGCGTCGCCATTGTTGCGAAAAAGTTGTAAGGCGTATTTCGGTTATTAGTTCCTGATTGCAAGTAGGAACGATCCATCCCACCACCAACAAGCATTCTGTCGCCGAAGTGATCGGGTTGTATATCAGTTGCCACATATTGAGGGCGTAAGTCAATCCATTCGTCCATTTCACGCAGTCGTTCAACCACAGCACGATTTGATGGAATGTCAAAAGTCAGATTGTAAGGCATTATATATATAACCAAATAGAATAAATATAATTATATTGCCGACTTTTGACAAACAAATATTAGAAATTTACTTGTTGCGTCATCAATGTTATTAACCAGTATTTCTAAAGTACCAGCGACGGGATTGTAATTCTGATAACCCGCAAGTTGCAACTCTGGGTTGGGAGCACCACTTGTAATCATGCTTACTTGCACTAAAGGGTCTGTGATAGAGTACGTAGATGCAAGAGGCATACCAGTAACCATTACGTATTTTGAATCATTAGATATTGGAATGCTACTGGTCGTGAATTCATACGTAAAGAAATTCGGCGGAGCAGGAAGAGGATACCTATACTGGTTGCTTAAGAGATCCTTGATAGACATTTATATAAGTGGATATAATTTCCTAAACATTAAAAGTAATAGAAAATCGTGCATACGACATTGGGTCTTTCTGGTTCAACCAGATTTTTCCATCCGATATCAAATGTCATATTTCCTGTAATGGAAGAATAACTAACGTCAGAGATGTTAATGGCGGGCGAACCATTTAGAACAGTAATCCCCCTTTGGTCTAACACTTGACACGTAAAAAACGAGACTATTGCACCTAAAGGAAGAAACATCGGTTGAGTTACTGAAATTTGACTTACGATAAAAGCACCCAATTTTGAATTACTATAGGTCTGCACTTTTGTAAAAAGAATGGAAAATTCAGACCCTGTTGGCACGAACGATGGATAGAACGGCGAAGATGGCACTAATGGTTCAAGATCCTTAATAGACATTTATATAAAGAGCGAATATTTTTATTTACAATGCAATAATTCCTGTCTGGTCGTTACCTAAATAACAGCGTTGTCTAATTCCAATCGTAAATTGAGATGCCTGCCCGCCTGCAAGTTGATTGTCCCAGTTCTTCGTCACCGATCCTCCATTATCTGTCAGACACAATGCTAATGTGTAATCACCTGAAATGTAAAGTGTTCCATTTAGACCAATCGTCACTGAAGTTAGATCATTAGGGGCAAGTAAGGGATCAACATTATAAATCCAATTAGTAGTGCCAGAACCGCCATTATCAGTGACCGCTACTACTTGCGTGTCTGTAACCAAATACAACCTGTCGTAATTTCCACCAATGGAAATGCTCCTAAACAGATTGGAAGTCAAACCAACAATTGCTAAAGTCCATTTTATAGTGCTTGTAGTTCCATTGTCTGTAATAGCGTATAACGTAGTCCCAACGCCGTAAATATAGATTGTCCCATCTGCACCAACTGACGGCGTACTAAACGGAACACCACCAATCGTGCGAGACCATTTTGATAAACCAGTAGAAGTATTAATAGCGTATAAGACATTTGCATTAGACCCGTAAAGAACAGACCCGTCATTACTTAACCCTATAAAAATTGCCCCAACGGGAAGAACAAAAACCCAATTATAAGTTCCATCTTCCAATACAGAATAAACATGTCCGTTCTGCCCGCTAATGTAGATAGTTGCGTCACCCGATGAATTGTAACTAATAAGCGGAGGAAAAGGATTAGTTAAAGGAGTAAGATTAGTAGTCCATTGAATATTTGGATTTGCTGAATTAATCTGTGAGAATTTAGAAAGTCCATTATTTCCACCAACATATATTGTATTATCACGTCCTAAAGCAGGAGATGCTAAATTAGCACTGCCAATGTTATAATCCCAGAGAATAGATGCACTATTTCCGTTGTCTTGTAATCCGATGAGATGTCCGCTATCTTCGGCAATGAAGAGAATTCCAGTCTCACCAATAACGATATTATTATCATTAAAACTGAAAGACGGATTACTATAAACCCATTTTTGAACGGGCGGATCGGGAGAGATGGGAGTTCCTAAAAAGAGAGACTGACTTGTATTCTGATCGGTTGCTTTGTACGTAGACCAGAGACCACCCTGTATGATCGGAAATGCAATGACTTCAATTTTCCAGTTCGTGATGCTTCCAGCACTAAAATTATAAGTTTGAATAATAATGCGACTGGTTGTCGTGCCGTAGTCCCAAGCAATCATTCCAAAACCAGCGACATTATTGTAATTAACAGCATCGTTTAAATGAAGCGTCACAGTAATATTGCTTAAATAGACATTTACGCCTAAATCAAATTCGGTTTCTTGGAAGTCATCGCCTGCAGTCATTGTTGGAACACCACCAGATGCAGTAACACTTCTGCTTATTGCTTGAAATGCTTGTTGCCCGTAATTCTCTGAAGAAGGCGGAATAGTAAAAGGAAGAGTAATGAAATTTGATGGATACGAAGCGGGTTCTTGGAGTAATCCGTGAATAGACATTATATAAATAACGCAACATTTTATTTAAACATCTGTTGATTGAGATACAAAAATTAAAAACCGAGAAGTTGCATCAGAACAATTGTTAACCAATATTTCTAAAGTCCCAGCAACTGGGTTGTAATTTGAATAACCGCACATCTGAACGTCTGTATTTTGAAACCCTGTAGATATCATTGAAATTTGAACGAATGGATCTGTAATCCCGAAGGGAATTGGGTTTGGCATTCCAGTAACATTTACGTATTGACTCTCTACTTGAATTAACATACTGTTAGTATCGTGTACGTGAGTAAAATAAGGAGGCGGGGCAGGAAGAGGATACCGAAACTGATTAGACAATAAATCCTTAATTGACATTATATAAATGACTGGATATTTTATTACTTACAAATAGTAATAAACAGAACAGAGATAAACAGGTGTATTAGTTGCTACCAAAGTATCCCAATCAATATACCAAGTCATATCGTCTGTTACTGAAGAATAGTCTACATCTGAAATTTTAATATAAGGGTTAAAAGTAGGAACACTAACTGAATTTTGACCGACATTTTGAACTGTAAAAAAAACAATATTTGCTGTTGGAGCAAGTCCCATCGCTTGAGTGACTTGAATTTGTCCTGCTGGTGTAGACAAAACAGTAGCATTATTTCGGATTGCCTTAACTAATAGTGTAGGGATTTCAAAACCAGTTGGAATAAAAGATGGATAGAATGGTGATGAAGGTTGGAGAGGTTCTAAATCCTTGATAGACATATACTATATTGCAATAATAAAATTGGTGGATAACCCGTAGTAAATTCTGTTGTTAATTCCGATAGAGCAAGGAGAAGAATTAACAGAAGTCGGTGCACCTTCAAACCCGTAATTAATTGTATAAGAAGCACCATTATCTGTAATACAAGCAAAATATCCTTTATCAGCAGTAACGTAAATTAATCCATCTAAACCGATAGTAGGTGGAGACAACTTCCTTGGATCAGTAGGCAGAGTATTAACACTCCAGTTTATAGATCCTGATGCTCCATTATCAGTAACAGCAAAAACTCTGGAATTAGTACCAGTTGAAGCATTGTTACTTACATATATTATTCCATTTAATCCAAGACCCAGCACTTTTCTTAATGCTACAAGAGATAAGGTGTTAAGAATCCATTTTATAGTTCCCGAAGTTCCATTATCCGTTACAGCGTATATATAAGTAGTGGCACTGGTTAAATATATTGTTCCATTTTCTCCAATAGTAGGAAAACCTGAACCTGTCCCAACTGCTATACTCCATCTCAAGACACCTGCAGATGTCAGAGCGTATAATATAGCATTAGACGTTGCGTAGATAGTAGAACCATCAGACGTTATTGCTAAATATGTAATATCATTATAAGTAGTGAAAACCCAATTTACAACACCATTTTCATTCAGAGAGTAAATTATTCCTGTTCCTGATACGTATATTGTTGGAATGCCGTTAATATCGTAGTGAAGTAATGGTGGTGAAGGAGCAGTTAATGGAGTAAGATTTGTCGTCCAAACAACAAACGGAGATGCCGTATTAATTTCAGCAATGCAATTTATAATATCTGTTCCAACTCCGTATAATAAATTTCTGTTACCTAATGTTGGCGGATTTAAATTAACAAAACCAGTGTCAACAGACCAAAGAAGAGAAGCGGAAGATCCGTTATCAACAACTGCTAAAAGTTTTCCTGCATCTTCTGCAACATATAAAATTCCAGTGTCACCGATTAGAATAATATTTTCGTTAAAACTTGAACCGACAGGTGGAGCAAAAGTCCATTTTATAGTAGGTTGAGGAGAAGCAGGAGGTCCCGATACTTCAGATTGACGAGTATTTTGGTTTGTATCATTATAATAACCCAATAATGCTGTAAAATCAGGCAAAGGAAAGGCAATTAATTCAACAGACCAGTCTGTAATATTCTGTACGCCTGAATTGTAAGTAGTAACTTTAATTTGATTTACTGTAGCACCATATTCCCAGCAAACCATTCCGAATGGATCAACCCCTAAATAATCGTACGCATCGTCAAGATGAAGTGTAACAACCACTCTACTTAAGTAAATATTTATAGGTGAAAAATCAAAAATAGTGTCTTGTAGTCCCTGTCCTGCTAACATTGTAGGAACACCACCAGTGGATGTAACAGAACGTTTTGAAGATTTAAAAGTTTCAGACCCAAAAGTAGGAAGAGTTGGAATAGTAAAAGGAAGAGTAATGAAATTAGATGGATATGATGCGGGTTCTTGGAGTAATCCGTGAATAGACATTATATAAATAACACACATTTTTATTTATATAATTAATCAACCATTTTCCTAAAATGGATTAGAGATACTTGTGGAGTCTTGATGCCATGCCTTTTCTCGCACCACCCGACACACCAGATGCAAACATATCTGATGCATCAGCACGAACACCTGTCAGATGTTTAGCAGAGACCATTGGCATTCTTTTAATAGCAGACGCCATTGAGTGTGCCATCTTTCCACCGATCATACGACGATACACCGCTTGCTCTACAGGGCGAACATCTCGCTTCTCCTTGGCATCCAAGACCATCTGCTTCGTCAAAAGTCCAGTGTAGATGTTAGAAGATCCCGAAACTGTAGTGAAGACACCAGAGTTGCAACACACGACCACAATTTCAGGTTGGAATGTAACAAGAGTGTTGTTCTTAAGAGTGATGTTAAACTGGAACAAGTACTGCCCGATAGAACCGCTTGACAAGTAGTCAGCAAGAGACAAGTTCTGGGAAGGAGACAGAATGAGGATAGAACCAGTCGTCGGGACAAGCACACCGCTTCCAGTGCCAGCAACAGATGTAGTTGTCGCAAGACCCGAGAACTCTAACCACGATTGAGTAGAACCATTAGCAACAGATATACGCCACAAGTCATTCGCAGTAGCAGACGCTAACAGACCCGAAGCATTGTTGAAATTGCACGAAATCTGGTTAATCTGTAAGAACGAGGCACTATCTTTAATCGTCTGTTGAGACATCGGAATACGAGCATATATCAAGAAATAGTCGGGGATCTGATTTAACTGAATATTCTGACTGGAGATGCTTGCAGTAGCATTAGGGACAAGAGCAGGGTTATTAGTGGAGAGAGACAAATAACGGGGGAACTCTTGATAAGGCAACACATTACGCACAGGGATTAAGTCGCTTGGTTGAGTGGAGAGGAAGTTAAACAATAGTCTTGTTCCAACGAAAGGTTGAACCGATGCTTGAGGAGTAGCACCAGTAATAGCAGGGCAACCAAGAGAAGGCACCACAACCCAGTTATTAGCAGTAGAGAATGCACGCTTGCAAGTGCTGTCAATATTCGCCACAAAGTTCATTGTATTTATCCCGCTAAACCCCTGCATGTTGTAGCACGGGTCACCAAAGATAATAGGAGACAAGAACAGGGGTTCAGTCAAAAGGGCAGTCACACACACCACCCATCTCTCACCACCAGCACCAGTGGCGATGGAAGACTGATCCACGTAATTTGCACCACCAGCAGTAGTAAATCTGTAAAGTCTCACTTGAGCGGGGAAGCAACCACGAGGCAACTGGTCTACATCGTAAGACGCATCGCTGTAATTGCCTAAAGGGTTGTTATTAGCACCTACACCATCAGCATATTCCAAGTATGCCTGATCGGGCAAAGTGGGCGTCATGCCATTATAGCGGAACAATTCTCGGGAGTCGTTCAGACGGAGCAGAGGGTCTATCACATCCTGTAAATTGACAGACACATTGCAGTTGTTAATAGTAGCAGTTAAAGTAGTCATTAATTTCGCTAAAGGGAATGCTTGGAAAGCATCAGTTGATCCGTAGTCAAAAGCAGACTGCCCCCCAGTCACACCAGAAATAGCAAAAGACATTGACAGCGTAGATTGAAGCAAAATCTCACGAGCAATCACGATACTTTCACTTGGGATTTGACAATTGAAAACCATATTGGATGCAGTCGCAGTGATTGCTTGATATTGTTGGTAGGTCACATTAGAACCCCCAGATTGCACGGCGTAAGATAATTCGTCAGTGATGCCGAGGCGAGAGTCTCTAATAAGAACAGTTCTAAAATCGGAAGACATTATATAAATAAGTAAATATAAAAAAACTTTAAGAATGTTTATATTTATTTTAAGAAGTTGAGACAAATGCCCTAAACTAATGCGAAATCGTCCCTTTTTTGGTAAAGAGACATTTGATAGAACAAGAACCGCCACTATTCAATTGCATCGGGTAGAACTCGCCTAATTTGGACTTCCAGAAGACATTAATATCAATCAGCGAAATAGGAGTATTTCCGTAAAGGTCAATCAGTCTTAACTGCGTTGGCGTGTAAATGATATTCGGTTTGTATTGTCCGCCATCAGCAATAAAATCAGTGATAATTTGGGCGAAATTTGCATTGTTGCCGTCATTAGCATACACTATCCCACCTTCAGCAAAAATAAGAGGAGCGGACAATTGATTTGGCACGATAGGAAGAGTTGCCGACGTAAAAACGATACTTGACACTGGCGTCCATGACGAGATAGTACTATACTCTTGAAACACTGTTGTTGCTACATATTGAGATGCAACAGGAGCAGAGGTTGGTAGATAAATTGTTTGAGTGCCATTAAAGTTCCCTATAGTCAGTAAAAAGTTCCGCCCGAGTGTCACGCCTTGTGCCCCGAAGTTTTTGGCGACAAAGGATGGCAACAAATTTGCTAAAGGAGAATTGAAGAATATTTTAATCGGAACAGGGACTATTCCTATAGGGTAGTTGTCGTAGAATGCCGACTCGGCATACACTCCAGCAGACGAATTATCCGTGTTCCAAATAATAATGGGAGCATTAGCAGTCGCAATAGGAGCACCGACTAATGCTTGAAGAGCAACGAATGCAAGGTCAAATGCGGATTGGATCAAGAATGTAAAATATGTGTAATTGAAGCA